GATACAGTATACGGATATAAATATCTGATTGTAGGAGAAGAAAGAAAACAAGCTGCTTGGTTTAAATGGAAGTTTAATAAGTCTGTTAGGTATCATTTCATTGTTAATGATGAATACTATATGCTAGATGAAGATAACTTCTTACAGAAACTAAATATAGTACAGAATGATGACCTAACTATAACACAGAATAGTGATGAATTTGTAATTAATATAGATAACTGGACTACTGTTGGTAGTGGTAGTTATAACTCAACTACAAATATCACTACATTTACTAACCAATCAGATTGGATAGATACTGTAACAGGTACTAATGGTACGTTAGTTATAGTTGATACGAATGGTACTTTAACTAGAGTAGGTAGATACGCAGCTCCTACTGTTACAGCTGGTGATGACTTCACAGTTCCTGGTAAATGGACTGATACTTATTACATAGGTTACTTATATACTTATAAAGTAGAGTTCCCTAGATTTTATAAACTACAACCACAAGGTCAGCAAATAAGTGCTGATGTAAATTCTTCCTTAATATTACATAGAGCCAAATTAAGCTTTGGTGATATAGGATTATATAAGACTATACTGAAACGAAAAGGTAAAACAGACTATAATAATATACATGAGTCTAGTATATCAGATGAATATAATGTCTCTGATGCACCTTATTTGACTGAAGAAGTTAAAGCTATACCCATATATGAGAAGAATTCTAATGTAGATTTAATATTAGAATCAACTCATCCTGCTCCAGCTGCATTGTATTCAATGTCATGGGAGGGGGATTATTCACCTAAGTTCTATCAACGTGTCTAAATACATTCACCCTATTACATTGGAGGCTGCTATTGAGGTGGCCTCTAACTTACGTCCAGATGACCTCAGAGAGCTTCAAGAAGGCCATGGGTACGATCCCATAGAATATGCTAAATATGCAGCTCAGGAGTCATCTACGGTGTATTTCACGATGCCTAACAGCAGGATTGCTGGTATGGGTGGGATAGGTGAAGGAGGTTTGATATGGATGTTATGTACACCCGTAATCCATAAGTATCCTATTACATTTGTTAAAACAGCTAAAGGTTATTTAAAGAGTAGCAAAGAACCTTTATTACATAATGTTGTGGATGCTAGAAATAAAGTCCACTTGAAACTACTCAAACACTTAGGGTTTAAATTTTTGCGGAAAATTTCTTTCGGCCCTAATCAATTGCCCTTTATCGAATTTTGCCGTGTGTGCAGATCCTAATGCTGGGGCTAGACAGCAAGCCAAAATCCAGCACAAACAAAAAATACATGAATACAAAAATAATGCTGTCAAGTATTGGAACAGAGAAACACGCTATGCTAAGAACAAACAGTTCATATTAGGTATAGGTGAATCTAGAGCTCAAAGTGATATAAAGCAAAGTATCATGCGAAAGCATGGTAAAGCTTTATCATCTAAAGAGAAGCTTCAAAGAGCTTATCAAGTAGAACAATTTGTTAATGAAGGAGGTCGTTCTAGAGCAGCTGGTAGAAATACTGTGTTAGGACTATTATCTCAAAAAGCTAAGTTAGAAAGAGGTGTCAGTCAAGCAGCTGGTAGAGGTGAAGCTATAGCTCAAGAAGGATTAAGAAGAGGACGTTCAAAGTTATTACAAGGTAATCAGAATAGGATGGGGACATTACCTAAGTTCGGAGCTCCTGTATATATGCCTGGTAAAGATACTGGTGGGCAAATTATGGGTGCTGTAAGTACTGGTCTTTCTATTGCTTCTCTATTTGCAGGTAGTGATATAAGATTAAAAGAGAATATAGAAGTAGTAGGTGAGTCTCCACAAGGACATACTATCTATGAATGGAATTATATTTCTACACCTAATACAAGATACCGTGGTGTAATAGCACAAGACGTAATTAAAATTAATCCTATGGCTGTTGATGTAATGCGTAATGGATACTTAGGTGTTTATTATAACAAGATTGATGTTAACATGGAGGTAGTGTAATGGCAAAAAAACAAACATCTGCCTTCAATAAAATGTTAGCTCTCTATAATGATGAGCTACCTGATATAAGTTCTAGTAATTATGGAGATATTGCATCTGAAGGAGCTGATGAAGTTGATGTAGTTAATAGAGCTATTGATGATACTATTAAAGATCAACAAAATTCTGCTACAAGGCTTATTGAATTAGCACGTCATCATCAGAATGTAAAAAACAAAAAACTACAACAGTTTGGTAATCTTTTAGTACAAGCAAAACCTATCAAAGAATGGGTAGAAAAAGATATAGAAGCTAGGAGAGAGTTTAGGAGGTACGAAGAAGGTGCTAGAGTTAAGCAAGCAACAGATCAGGAAGGAGTAAAAGTTTGGACTACTGATCAAGATGTAGATGATCTAGGTTTTTTCATTGCCGATAAAAGAGATAGATATGGCAAAGTAGAAGATGATCAGACAGATAACCTTGAAGAAGGTTTAAAACAAGTTGATGCTTTAGTAGAAAGACAATTAAAAGGTGAGAAGTTAAGTCAGAAGGATCGGATCCTTATTCAAAGTCCAACAACAGCTACTGTAGATAATCAAAGTGCTTACGAAGATAAAAAGGATGTCATAGAAGGTGCAAACTCTGCTACCTTTACTCAGTTACTTAGTGAAGGACTATATATAGATGATCCTACAATTCCAGAAGAGCTTCAAGGACTGTCTTGGATGGATCTAAATAATGGCAGTGCTGATATGCAAATGTTCAAACAGAAATGGGAAGAAGCTATCTATGGCATATACATGGCAGGTAATGGTAGAAAGATAGATAGAATAGGTAATAGAGTTTATAGAAGACAAGTTGTACCTGAAGTTATAAAAGCTCTTAACCTAGCAGTATCTCAACAGGAAGGTGTAAGAGCTCAACAAATTACTACAGAATACAAAGATAATAAATATATAAAGTATTCTAATGCTTTTAGTTCTTCAATGTTAACAGATCCAGGAAATCCATACGGTACTTCAATGGATACTTTCTTTGGAGAGGGTGGACAATTAAGCCAATTCGGTTATACAGGACCAGATTCACCAAGAGATACCAATGCTCCATTTGAAGAATTCGAAAAATTTTTCCTTTGGGCTGCCGAAAATCCATCAAAGTCAGGTATCAATGGAATACAGCTTTCAGAAATGTTAGAAGATGAGTTCCCTCAAAAAGGTACTGACGGAAAAGCTACTACTTTAGAAAAATTAAAACCTCAGTTATATAAAAAACTAAAAAGAATAGCACAAGTAAGAGTAGCAACAGATGCAGATGAGGATATAAGGATAAGAAAGGGGGAAGTGCAAGCTGGAGTTAGTTCGTTTATAACGAAACAGAATGAATTAAGAAAGAAAGATCCTTTAGGATATATACTCACTAGTGATAAAGTACAGGAGGAAATAAATAGACTTTCTAATCAATACGGTGTAAGTCAAGACGATACTTTATTTAATCCTCTGAAAAATCTATTAACTGAACAAGATAAAGATCAACAAAATGCTCTTTTAGAACTTGCTGCAGCTTGGGCAATACCAAACGCACCTTTACCTACTGAAGCAATTGAGATACTAGATGATCAAAAAGAGAAACAAAAATGGACAGCAAGAGCTAAAATAAGAGGTGAGACTGGTTTAGGTGTTGAGGACAAGGACTATGTAGAAACTGCTCTTACAGAAGTAATTAAATCAAAACTTAATCTAGATGCTACAGTTACATATGAAACTATCCCATTAAGACAAAGATCCGCATTAGGTAGAGCAGAGAAGTTATTCTACCAAAAGTATAAAGAATATATGAAAGTTAACCCGAAAGGGGTACCATTTGAAGATTTCAAATCTAATGCAATACAACAAGCACTACTTTATGTAGAAGAGAATCCAGATCAATGGGAAACTGGAGATAGACCAGAACTTCCTACTAAACCCGCTTTAACAAATGTCAATAATACTGTAAACTATATTAAAAGGAATAAAAAAACCTCTTTAACACAAGATAATTATATAAGTGTAGCCGAAGAATCAGCTATACTAAAAGCTAATGATTTCTTCGAAACAGGTAAAGGAGAATTTCCTTATTACTTTTACCAGTATGCTGGTTACTATAAAGTGAATGGGAAGAAATTAACTCCACTTCAATACTATGAAGTAAGGAAGGGTGCTACTAGTGAACTGAGAGAAGAGGGTGAAGATAGCGGAAAAGAACTGAAATACTCTGTGTTATCAGTAGATCCGACAGACTACAATGATGTTGACGCAGACATAGAATGGGTAGTTGATGATAATCATATTGATCAAACTTTAACTTGGATACAAAACCCGAACTTAACTGTAGATACTGTACAAGGTGATCCTTCCTTTTCTGATCAGCCTGTAAGTGGACTAAATATTGCAGATATTCTACGATTAGAAGGAGAAGGCAGTGGTAATGTAAAACTCGGTGTTTATGGATTAACATATAAGGATATATGGTATGGTATTGACAATAATGTTATCGATCCAAACACAGTATTTGATGAAGAAACTCAAAGAGTACTTAAAACAGTTCAAATAATTAAAAGAATAAATGCTAAAGGTAGCTCAAAAGTTATTGATAATTCATTTAGAAATAATAGATATTTAAGTAAGTTTGAAAAAGAAGAGATTAAAAAAATATGGACAGCAATAGATGGTGATGACAGATTTAATCTACAATACTGGCAGCTTAATCTTTTATCAGCTCCTGTAGTAACCGAGCTACTTAATAGAACAGAATAACTTATGGAAAACTTAAATCTATCAAATATAGAAGTTGATGAAGAAGCTCTGGAAGACACTTCTGCATTACTTAATCAGTCGATAGAAGACACAAAAAATTTAAAAAAGCAGAAGAAGATTGTTGAAGAAAATGATCAACAGATAGTTAGTGAACAGCAAGACCCTAGAAATAAAGAAAACTGGGGTGTAGCTGGTGTAACTAAAGAGCTTCAATCTGCTTTAACTGGTGGTTTACAAGATACTGCTTCATCTATCCAAACTTTCCCTGAGCGTGTAATCGATACATTTACAGGAGAAGTACAAAGAGAGAAAGAAGAAAAAGGGTCTTATCAACCTGAGTGGTCTCCTTTTGTTGACGAGCAAGATCCCATTATAACAAGAACATGGTGGGGTCAAATGTTAAGAGGCACAGTACACTTCGGAAGCATGGCAGTAGGTGTAGTAGCAGCGGCTAAGGCAGCTGGTATAACAGCTCCTGCATGGTTAAGTGGTATGGCTGGTTATAGCCTTATAAGAGCAGCTGGTGTAGGTGTTGTAACTGATACTATTTCTCATACAACTGATGGCGAAAATGCTTTAGGTATGATGAGAGATAGATTCGGTTGGATGGATACACCATTGAGTACTAGAGATACTGACTCACCTATGATGATGAAATTTAAAAACATCGTTGAAGGTATGGGTATAGGTATCTTATTTGATTCAGCTGCATTAGCTTTAGGTAAAGGTGGTCAGTATGCTAAGGCACAAGTGGCTGCTAGAAACCAAAGCGTTGAACTACAAACAGTTAGAAAGGGATTACAAGAACTCAGGAAACATGAATTCAACAAGAGTGAACCAGGGTTCAGAGCTAGTAAAAATGCTCCTGTAGCTGGTAGACACCAAGGAAATCATCTATCTGAAGAAGATCCTTTTGTTGTATGGGAACGTCAAAAGAAGATCAATAACGAATGGGGCATGGAAGAGGGCTCCGCAGGTAATATAACAACACCTATTCAACGAGAACGTATAGCTAGAGAAAGTGGTATAACTGCAGACTTAGTAGAAAATGTTTTATCTAAGTTATACAGTAAAGATAAATTCAGACGAATAGTACAGGCATTAGATGGTGACAGACAAAGACTTGTGGAGGTGTTTGGAGATGCTATAGCAGCTCATCAACGTATCACACAAGGCAGGAATGCTGCTGAAATGTCCGCTGAAGAATACTTAAAAGAAATACTTGCAACTAGCGATAGGTTTGATATAACTGATATAAGTGGTAAGAAAGTAGCTGAGACTACAACCATTACTGCTAAAAATGTTGTTGTTAGTGATTTAGTTGTATCTACATTATTACAGCAAGTAAGAGATTTAGGTATAGCTGGTAGAGAGATTGCAGATTTTGATAATCTTCTAGATATAGACGCTCCTGGTGATCAGATATTAGATACTCTGTTAGTGGCTTTAGCTGAATCAAAAAGAGCTAAGTATACACTATCTAGAGAATTTGCTGCTTTAGGAGCTAAACGTATTGATGCAATACAAGAAGCTGTAAAACAAGAAGTTAAAGATGCCAGAGAACAAATACAAACTATACTAAAAATAGCTAAAGAAGATGATGATGGCGATTTAATGTTAGCTATGTTTGAAGCCTTCTCTTCTATGCAGAATGTTAATAGTGTAGATGACTTTGTTGGTTGGGCTAGAAAGATGATCAGAGGTGGTGAGATTGAAGGTAAACAACAGGTAGGTGCTTTAATCAGAGAACTCCAAGGAGTTATGATACATAGTGTTCTTAGTGGTCCCAAGACTCCTATTAGAGCTATAATGGGTACTAGTACTGCTACTTTCCTTAGACCTTTATCACAAGCCATAGGAGGGATGATGATGTATCCTTTCAATGGAGATTCTATTACCATGCGAGCAGGATTAGCTCAATTGAATGGTATGATGCAAGCTATTCCTGAATCATGGGAACTATTCCGAAGTAGATTAAATGGTTACTGGAGTGGTGATATATCTACAATTAAAACAAGGTTCTCAGAATTCACTAAAGGTGATCAGAACTGGGAAATACTAAGAAGATTTGCAGAAAGTGATGAAGCTACAGCTGCTGATAAAGCTTCTTTCTATATGGCTAATATGGCTAGAAGTGCTAATGACAGTAACTTTTTAACTTACTCTACAAAATTAATGGCAGCAACTGATGATGCTTTTGCTTATATCTTAGGTAGAGCTAAGATGAGAGAGAAAGCATTCAGATCTGCAGCTGATGCTCATAGTAGAGGAGCTTTAACTGCTTATACAGAAGTAACTCCTGAACTAATTAAATTCTATGAAGACGATTTCTACAGGCAAATATTCGATGGCAATGGAAATATAATAGATGAAGCCACTAAATTTGCTAGAAAAGAAGTAACACTTACTCAAGAACTAACTGGATTTCCAGCTGGTCTTAACCAAGTATTCCAAGCTACACCATGGGCTAGACCTTTCTTTCTATTTGCTAGAACTGGAGTTAATGGTTTAAATTTAACTGCTAAACATACTCCATTACTGAACTTCTTTGTTAAAGAGTGGAATGATATAGCTTTTGCTAGACCTGATAACTTAGGTCCAGTAGCTAAATATGGAATTACAACAGTTGAAGAACTAGCTAATGCTAAGGCATTGCAAGTTGGTAGATTAGCTATGGGTACTAGTTTAATCAGTATGACTGCTTGGAGTTGGATGTCAGGTAATGTTACAGGTAATGGACCTACAGACAGGCAAAAGAGACAGTCCTGGATAGATGCTGGGTGGAGACCTAGACAGATAAAATTAGGTGATGTATGGATTAATTATGATTCCTTTGAACCATTCAATCAAATTTTATCTACAGTAGCTGATATAGGTGATGCTAGTCAGTTAATGGGTGAAGAGTGGACTCAAAATCAGTTGGCAACTGTATCCTTAGTCATCGCACAAGGTATAACAAGTAAATCATATCTTGCTGGTATGCAGCAATTCGTTGATTTATTTGCTGGTAGACCTGGACAAGCTAGTAGAATCATAGCTGGTCTAACGAATAACCAAGTGCCTTTAGCTGGTCTTCGTAATGAGTTAGGTAAGATATTTACACCTTATATGCGTGAATTGAACTCTGGTATTGGTGATGCTATACGTAATAGAAACTTGATAAGTGAAAATCTTCCTGGTCAAGATCTACCTATTAAATATGATTTATTGAATGGTAAACCTATTAAAGATCATGATCCAATAACTAGAATGTTTAATGCTATAAGTCCTGTGAATTTTAATTTAGATTATAGTGAAGCTAGATCTTTCTTATTTAGATCTGGTTATGATTTAAGACTGTCCACATATTCCTCTCCAGGTCCAAATAGCATCGATTTAAGTAGTTCACCTCTATTAAGATCTAAATTCCAAAAAGCAATAGGAGAAAGAAATCTAGAAAAAGAATTACTTAAACTATCTAAAAATCCTAAAGTTATAGCTTCTCTTATAGAAATGGAGAGAGATATAGCTAATGGAGATAGAGGTGCATATGAAAGTAAAGATTATTATCATAATAGAGCTATAAGCAAACTATTCACTTCTGCTAGACGTAATGCATGGAGATCACTTATGAATGATCCTAGTGTATCACAAGAAGCAGAGATACAATTGGGACAAAAATCAGAACGTAAGAGGAAAACAAGTAAAACTTCACAAGTCGATTCGCTCCTATATATTTATAAATAACTATGGCAACTACAACATTTCATGAATATGATGGGAATGGGTCGAATAAGGATTTCAACTATACATTCCCTACCTATGCATCCACCGAAGTTAAGGTATTAGTAAATCAAGTACTAGTAGACAACTGGACTATAGTAAGTTGGTCAGCTAGTGGTACTAATATTGTAAGATTTGATAACACAACAGGGACTACCAACACAGATGTATGTGAATCATCAGGTGCTCCTAAAAACACACTTAAAGTAAGGGTGTATAGAGATACTAGTGTAGACGCAGCTAAGGCTACGTATGTTGCTGGTTCTTCT